TACTTCTCTGCTATCAGTGCAGAACGCAGAGGCTACATCCTCAGTAACGAAGACGAAGCCCTGTTGAAAATGTTCAACTCCGTCATCAAAAAGGCGGACGAGCAACAGGTGACTGGTCCTTCGGCTTCATACGACCTTAACACTGAGGGTGAGGGTATGGAACAGGCTCAAGGCCTGACCGAACAGCAGATAAGTTACGCCATGGGACACGGTGCGGGAATGAACCTCGCCGACAATCCCAGTTACGACAAGAGTCGTATTGTCCCGCCCGAACCCGAACAAGGGCTTGCTGGACGACCGTGGCAAATGGTGGACGGTGACAAAAACGACCCGTACCGCACGCACAACTACCTCGGCTCCGACATGAACCCCCTTCACGGAGAGTATCACAACATTGTGGGCGATTTTTATGTGCACCCTGACGACCCGTATGCAGAGTCAGAAAGTCAGAAAGCCCATCATAGGGAAGGTAGATGGGAGCAGTGGGTGAGGGATAACGAAGACCACGGATTTTTGCACAACAAGTTCCACTACGGTCAACTTGATACTGAGCACGGTACCAATCACGCGTTTTACGAACATGATTATCGTGAGTGGACAAAGCGTAATCAGCAGTCCATAGACAGATTGACTGCTTCGTTAGAAGAGCAAGGTATGGATGAAGACCAAGTGGCACACGAATTGAGGAAACGGCACATTAGCGAGAAAAAGGCTGAATGGAAGGAGAACCTCGGCTTCATGGATTACTTCTTTGGTATGGAATGGCTTACGCCCGAACAACGCAACGCCGCTTACGACCATATGAAAAAGAACGGGGCAAATCCTGAACAAGCGTTTCGTACCAACACGCACAACGGTAATCCCAACTGGATGCCACGGTTCATCAGAAACTTCCATCAGCGATTTTCAGGACTCTACAACCACTGGGTCCGAGACCCCGGACGACCGGGTGAAGGTTTGGAAATTGAGCCTATCGCACTGCCGAGTTCGGCCATTGAAGTCAACCCGTCTCAAAACTACGAAGCGATGAGAGAAACGCAAACTCCGGGTAAGCCGAATGCGTACGACCGTGCCATCGCTCATCACAACAAAATGGAGGCGGACCGGTACATTGTTGAAGGTCTCGGTCCGCACGAGCCCATCAGCAACGCAGAAGTGCCTGTTATGCAGAAGGTCAAAGACGAGTTTGGAAGAGAAAGTCTGCAAGTTGTGGGGTACAGAAAACTTCAAGGCATGGACAAATCGGGTAGAAAGGAAGAATACTACCCCGGCTACCAAACCATGCGAATGCTTCTCGGCGTAGATGAAAATCATCAATTATACCCTGTTGGCGAACATCCTACTTACGGCGAGTTGTGGGATGGTGGAGAGTTCACACAAGAAGAAATTGACGCTATTTTTGAAAAGCGAGCAACTGATGCGAAGCAGTTGGCCGGAATAGGTAGAATGGGGCGCAGTCATGGACCTATGCACTACGGCTTTGCTATGAAAAACGAAGCGTACGATTACTTAACGCCCGAAGACGGGCATGAAACGCTCTCTACCTTTTGGCAGTTGCCGTTCAAAGGTAAAGGTGGCCTTGCCAAACACCCTAACGAACTGTTTGACAAAATTCACCATCACACGCTGTCGTACAAAGAAGTAGGGCAACAGCCAAAGGAAGAGGGACTGGACCTGAGTGGTTTCTACGGTGAGGACTTTTTGCCCGAGGAAGAAGAGCAAGCACAGGTTGAGTACGAACCTGAGACCGAAGGTGTCAGGGAACACAGCCTTCTGTTTTCACGAACCAAGACTGGCATTGAAGGTCGGCACGAGTACGACGCAGAAGGCGGAGTTAGGGATTACAAAATGATGCCGTTCCTTGCACCGTTTGGTCAGAAAGAGAATCAAATGTTTGAGATGCGGCAAGGGAAAAACCTCATTCGTACAAATGTGCGAGGCGCACCCGAAGACGCGGCCAGCAATCTCAATCCTCACAACATTATCATGTCGTCCAGTATCGCAGGCACAGGCGGCTATAACGCTCAGTTCGCACGACACGGTGCGACGGTTGACTCTGCGTACAACAATCAGGTTCTTTCGGACTATCATCAAGGTCGCCGTACAGGTGATGCTGGAGCGGCCAATGCCAGTCACCAAAAGTTGCTCGGTAGAGGCGTACTGAATGTGACCCATCCATTCAGTGCAAAAGGTGGTTCGCTTAGTGACGAAAGAATGATGTCGCACGGAGCGCACAGTTATGCACTTCTCGGCACCATGCTCGGTGCCGCTAACGCTCCGATGAATCCGCATCAGGATGTTCTGCACATCAAAGACCGCCGGATTCAGCCGACCTTGCGAAACCACGAAGAGGATTTTATGTCACTCCGCCGACATCCTGATGAATTAGCGGTGGGTGATTTGGAAGCAGAAATAGAGGCGCTTGAACAGCGATACTCTTCGGACAAGGCCAAAGCCGTCACCGACGAACAACACGACATGTTGGACAAGGAATACGAACGCACCATGGAGCGATTGAAGGAAGAACACCGTCTTCGTTCACATCAGCCTACTGCTTTTGCTGAAATGGGTGTGTCTCGTCGTCTCAATCCGGCAGGCTCTGTGACGCCCATTCTTTCACGACAGCCACCGTCGCCTGCGACCGAAGAGTATGAAAACGCGATTGCAGAGATGTCACTTTTACAAGAACAAATGGAGGTTCGTCGGGAAATCAAAGACGAAGCCGGAATGGAAGACATCCGTAGACGCATGGTTGAAAACAACCAACGGTTGGACGACTTGGAGGCTCAGTTGGAACAGGCAAGTGAGAAACGCGGTCAAAGGTTTTCTCTTGATGGTCACGATAGCATTCTACAAGATAAGTTGGTGGCCGACACCAACGCCATGACCAGTGCAGGCGTACACCTCAAAAATCTACTCCAGTCCGACCCTGAACTCTTCAATCACATTTTCAATCCCAACTTGGACCACGAAACGGTGGAAGCAAACATGCGAATGTTCGCCATGATGGCCAACGACTATCTCAACACGGTGCCGCACGACCAGCACGGGATTCACACACGAGGACACAACCGAATCACCAAAGAAGGGTTGGCTGGACAACTTGACATTGGTTCACAGGTGAAACAGGCGTTTCAAGGTCATGAGACGATGATGAACGCTGGTAGTTTGGCAGATGTTGGTTCCTTGATGCAACAATTGGGACTTGACCCTGACAACGAGCATCACTTTGCTACCGTTATGGATTATGTTCAGAACACCTTTCTTCCAAATTACCAGCAAGACCCCTCGTATTCAGCACCCGCTATGACCATGCGCCAGTACCTCCAGCAGTTACAGCCCGACCTTGACATTGAGAAAGAACATGAATCGTTGAAGAAAGACAAGCGGTCTCGTAACACAGAGTTCCTAAAATTGGTCAACCGAATCTACAACACCATCGGTCATAGAGCCGAAGAGCGCAACTCACAACTCGGCCTTCATCACCACTTGGCGTTCAACAGTGACCCTCGTCGTCAGCGCAAACAGAACAGACAAGGTGAAACCATCCACGAGACCAAACCTTCTGCGGGCGGTTCCAACATGCAGAAGAACGAAAACGACTACTGGAATGTCATGCAGAAGTTGGACAGTATTCTGACCAACGACCCCAGTGTACCTATGCCTGAAAGCGTCACCGAGACTTCTGACGAAATGACCGGCGTGCCCGTTGACCAGTTCGGACCCAACGCTCACTCTGTTCACAGCGTGTACAATTCTACAGGTTTGCGTCACGAGTTTGGCGATGAGTTCCGTCCCAACTTCAAGTACCGCATTTCAAGAAACGGAAATGTCAGTATCACGCCTGTACCCGAAGGGCACGCACAGCGTTTGATTCAACCACTCGGTAAGTTTTGGGACAGAGTTGCACCTTCCGAATGGATGGAGATGTTGCGCCATCCTGACCACCAAGTTCATCGTGACGGGCTCAACAGACTGGACCGTATGGGAGCGCAGTTCAAGCCGGACGAACGAGGCCTCACTCGTCACGGTGACAAGCATTCCACTACCAAGGCTGAAATTGGATTGGCCGACTTGACCAACCCTGACATCATCCGCAAGGACTTGGGCAAGAAAGTACCTATCCTCCAACCCATGCACCGTATTTTTGAACTGGACGACCTTGAAGACCTGCGAGGATTCACAGGCGACTGGATTGTTTCTCACATGCCCGAAGGTGAGCGAGGCTTTGTCAAGAAAGAGGATGACGAAGTGTCGTCCAAGTCGTTCAGTCTCAGCGATGAAGACAAAGAGAACTTCAAGAAAGTCACAGACGAGGACTTCCATGCCGATGTCATCAAGACCGAAGAAGGCTACTACATCTTTGATGTAATTGAGTTTGCTGAGAAAGCCGTTCACGATGTACCACTCAACGACCGCATCAAAATTGTACGAGGTGGGCTGGAAGGTATTGAGAACATCCATGTTCCCAGTGCCAGCGATACGAGATTAACCGATGATGAAGGACTCAAAGTCACGGTAAAGAGTTTGATGGAGGCACACGAGACGCTTTTGCTTAGAGATGCCAAGTCAGTCTACATGGTCGGAGAGTTGCGCCATCCAAAGTGGGTCATGCTCAAACCCGGTAGCGATGTTGTCTTACGAGTGTTGGAGCGCCGGGGCTCTGAGCCTTACACCTACCGACTTGGCACTGGGCCAATTACGAGGGACGAAGAGATTGGTGACAGGGCTGTAGAATCCGAAGGTGAGATGTACATGGATGTCGGTGTGGCGTTCAACAGTCCTGAGAAATTCAACGAAGGTGACCATGTTAGCGTCAATGTTGCCAATGTTGGCAAGGTGGAAACGACTGGTGGTGACGATGTGTACACCCTGACAGGTTCCAAAATCATTGGTGAGGCCGAAGGTGAGGGATTGGTCAGTAGAGAAACACTTGGTATGTTGGCCAAGTCCGAAAGCGACCAGTGGTTGTGCGAAATCAGCAGAGCCAAGTCAGGCGTTCGTATTACCATGCCTCAAGGCGATGTTCTCTACAAGTGTACACAGCGAGGTAATATGTGGACGGTGCATTCCCCATTGGCCAGCAACGATTACCTGATTCGCCTTGCTGAAAGCCAGCGACCGTACTGGAGTCCAGTAGCAGGTGCGTTGTTGAAGGCTGGGCTTGAGATAGCAGAGAAAGAAGAAATTCACGAATCCGAAGGTGAGGCCGAACCACTTATTGAACCTCACAAAGAAGAAGGTACAAATTGGTGGGAAAATAAGCAGAAAAGAAAGGTCTTGGTCAAAGGTCTGATGCTAATTGACAGATTTTTGAAGAGTGGGGCAGGGGCCGTCGGTCAATCAAGTACCGGTACAATGGGTTTGGGCATAGACTACGCTACTCCCATTGAATCACCGATGGGACCGACAAATCTGCACGATGAAAAAACCATGCCGGATTATGACAACAGGAAGCGTCCCGGTGAAGACTTTACCATTGAGCCAAAAGAAGACGACGAAGAGTCTGAAAAACGCATGACTGTGCCTACGAAAGAGGGTGTACTTGAGGTCTCATCCGACAAGGCTGTCTTCCTTACTTGATTATATACAAAGAGCGTTGTCTCTTGGTCAATGGCTTCTGCACTGACTCTGCGAACTTCCCCTGTCCAGCACAGTGGGAACATTAGCATCGTTAAGGCAGATAATGACCTCGTTATCGCCGGATATGCTTCGGTAGAGATGGTTGATAAACAGGGCGACCTCATTACGAGAGGCGCTCTCAAGAATGCTTTTGACGGTTTTATGAAAGCCGACGGTTACCGAAATGTACAACTTGCACACTCTAACATTCAAGTCGGGGAAGTCATACCTAACTACACTGACTCTGACGGTCGTGTTTGGAAATCCGGCGTTGATGATGCTGGTATGTTTGTCGTTATCCAGTTGAGAGACGACATTGAAAAGGCCCGAGAAGTGGCTAACGAGATTCGCAAAGGGGCTCTTCGTGGGTTCAGTATTGGAGGGCAGGCATTCAAGCGCATGCGTAAGAGTGACCAGCAACACGGTGATTACACTGAAATTTCCAAACTGGAACTGCATGAAGTAACCATTTGCGAGAAAGGGATAAATCCCGAAGCAACCTTTAGAATTTTGAAGGAGGACACAAATATGAACGAAGATAATGTACTGGGCGAATTGTCCGGTGTTTTGGACAAACTGAATGGACGACTTGATGCTATGGAAAAGGGTGAAATGCCCGAAGGCTTGAAAGAGCACATGGCTGACAAGAAAGGCGACAAGCCAAAAGACGAAGAAAAAGACGAGGCGAAAGAAATGGCTGACGAAGACAAGAAAGAAGGAATGTACGGCGGTGGCGACATGGCCAAAGGTGAATACAGCGATGTTATCACCACTGACTACCTGAACTGGATGGAAAACACCTTGAAATCTCAAGGCGTTGACATCAGTGGTGCTCGCAACCACTTTGACAGCGTTTCCAAAGCCAACCTCGGCTCCACTCCTGAGCAAATCGGAGACGGTGCTGACTACTTCGCTGGTCAAGTCAAGGGCCGTGCCCAAGAGGGCGGCTCTCCTTCCACCAACGCAATCGGCAAAATCAACTCCGGCGGTAGCGGCGCAGTCGCTAAGGGATACCTCGCTCCATCTGATGTGAGTGCCGCTGACCTTGAGGCCGCTTACGAGGTCTACAAGGCCGCTTCACTTGAGGAGCAATTCAAGGGCAACCTTGGCTCTGTCTTCGCTGACAGACTCGCCAAGGAAATGCGAGCCGATGCTGACGCACGAGCCGCACATTCCTTTGATGCACGCACCCCTCTCGCAAACATTGAGAAGGCTCTGTCCGACCTGAGCGCACGAATTGACAACATTGGTTCGTCCTCCAC